GTTCGGACACCGACGACTGGACGGCGATCCGGGCGGAGACGTTCGACGGCTGGCGGTTCACCCCCCGGTACGGGCCGGACCGGCGGCCAACGATCTGGAACCCGGCCGAGTGGGGCGGCCAGATCCCACGCTCCGAGGTGCACGCGGCGGTCGACGAGTTGTGCCGCAAGTACCGGGTGGTGCGCGCGTACTGTGACCCGCGCGGCTGGCAGTCGGAGATCGGCGACTGGGCGCTCAAGTACGGCGAGAAGGTGTTCGCCGAGTGGCCCACCTACCGCGTGGTGCAGATGCACGACGCGCTTGAGCGCGCGGTGACCGATCTGGCGTCGGGCCGGTCGGCGCACGACGACTGTCCGATCACCGCGCAGCATGTGGCTAACGCCCGCCGGTCGGCCCGCCCTGGGGGTCGTTACATCCTGGCGAAGGCGTCTCCGTCGCAGAAGATCGACGCGGCGATGGCGGACGTGCTCGCGCATGAGGCGGCTGCGGATGCGCGCGCCGCCGGCTGGAACCCGTCGGTAAACCGCTCGCTGGTGTACACGGCGAGCTCGACGCGACGCGTGAGGAGGTGAATGCCGCGTGCCACTGACGCCAGAGCAGGCTACGCGTGTGGTGCAGCGGCTAAGTGACGAGCTCACGCGCCGTCGACTGACGGTCGAGGAGCGGCTGCGCTACTACAAGGGCGAGACCGGTCGGTTGAAGTTCGCCACCGACGAGTTCGCCCAGTACCACGCAGACCGGTTCGCCGGCTTCTCCGACAACTGGTGCAAGCCGGTGGTCGACGCGGCCGCGGAGCGCATGCAGGTGCTGGGTATCCGGTTGGGTGAGGACCGTCGCGCCGACCGTGAGCTGCTGCGGGTGTGGGACGCCAACGACTGCGACCGCGGGTCGAGTGAGGCGTTCGCGGTGTTCATGGCCGCGGGTTGGGCGTACGCGCTGGTGCACCCGGCCCCGACCTCTGACGACATCCCCGGGATCACCTGGGAGCATCCGTCGCAGGCGATCGTGGACCGTGACCCGGTGACCGGTGAGATCCGGTACGGGTTGGTGTCATGGATCGACGACGAGTTCGATTTCGCCACCCTCTACACCAACGACGAGGTGTGGAAGTTTCAGCGGTCCCGGTCGGACAGGGAGTGGAACAGGACGTTGCCGGCGCCGGGTGGCGGCTGGGTGTGGCGTGAGGTTGAGGGTGAGACGTGGCCGATCACCAACCCGCTCGGGCTGGTGCCGATGGTCGAGCTGCGCAACCAGACGCTGCTGGACGACCTGCCGCTGAGCGACATCGCCGGTGTGATGCGCATGCAGGACGCCATCAACCTGGTGTGGGCGTACCTGCTCAACGCGCTGGACTACGCAAGCTTGCCTGGTCGGGTGGTGATGGGCGCGGACGCGCCCACCGTCCCGGTGCTGGATGAGAACGGGCAGCAGATCGGCGAGCGGCCGCTCGAACTGGACACGCTGGTCAAGGAACGCATCCTGTGGATCCCGGCGCAGGGCGCGAGCATCGGCGAGTGGACAGCGGCGAACCTGCAAGCTTTCGGCGAGGTGATCCGCCAGGCGGTGGAACACATCGCGTCGCAGACCCGCACCCCGCCCCACTACCTGATGGCCCGGCTGATCAACACCGCGGCTGAGGCGCTGACCGTCGGCGAGTCCGGGCTCGTGTCGCGCACCGGTGAGCGGATCACCTACGCGAGGGCGCCGCTGCGCCGGTTGCACCGGCTGGTCGCACTCGCGCTCGGCGACGAGGGCAAGGCCGAGCAGTGCCGGACGGGCACGATCCTGTGGCGGGACATCCAGTACCGGTCCGAGGCGCAGCTTGTTGACGCGCTGGTCAAGCGTCGCCAGGCCGGGTACCCGCTGCAGTGGATCGCGGAACGCGACTTGCAGGACCCGGATGAGGTCGACCGGATGATGGCCATGGTCGAGGCTGAGCAGTCCGACCCGCTGGGTGAACGGCTGATGCGCGAGGTGGTCGATGCTGGCGGCGGCGAGACGCCAGCACCGGCGGCAGCGGCGGACAGCCGCTAGGGCACTGGTCGCCGCACGGCGGGCGTGGCGGCTGCTGGACCAGCACGCGTTGGACGCCACGTCGTCGCGGTTCCTCGCCCGCTTGCTGCCGGTGGTGACCGCGGCGCAGTTGGCGGCGGCCGCGTCGGCGACCACGTACGTCGCGGCGGCGCTGGTCGAGCAGGGTATTGACGCCCAACCGGTTGGCCGAGTGGTGCCCGAGGCGTTCGCCGGCGTCGCCTCGGACGGCCGACCGTTGTCGTCGCTGCTGGTGTTGCCGCTGAACGCGATCAAGACCCTGTCGGCGCGCGGCACCCCGGTGCCGCAAGCGATGGCCGCCGGCCTGTTCCAGTTGGAGCGGATCGTCACCACGCAGGTGCTGGACGCCGGCCGGGTCGCTGAGGGTGTCGCGGTGGCGGCCACACCCCGGGTCGGGTATGTGCGCATGCTCGTGCCCCCGTCGTGTTCCCGGTGCGCGGTGCTGGCTGGCAGGTTCTACGAGTGGAACGCGGGATTCGCACGCCACCCGCTGTGCGACTGCATCCACGTGCCAAGCACCGAAGCCGCGGGGCGCGACCTGACCACCGACCCGCGCGCCTACTTCGATTCGCTGTCCCCCGAGGAACAGGACCGGATCTTCACTAAGGCGGGCGCGCAGGCGATCCGGGACGGGGCCAGCATCAGCCAGGTGGTGAACGCCCGGCGCGGGATGCGCACCGCTAGCGTGTTCGGCCGCGACGTGCTCATCACGTTAGAGGGCGTTACCCGGCGAGGTCTGGCCGGCCGGCGGCTGATCTCCGAGGGCGCCCGGGTGCAGCGTGAGATCGCCGAACGGGTGACCCGGCTGTCCCGTGAGGGCGCCGTGCAACGCCAGGTGCGCCGCGGGCGAGTGCAGATTCCCCGGCTGATGCCGGAGCAGATCTACCGGGATGCGACGTCCCGGGACGACGCCATCCGCCTGTTGCGGCGGTTTGGCTACATCACCTGACCAGCACGGGAGGGTGAGATGGCGGAGTTCACAGCCGCGCAGCGGGAGCGGGCCGAGCAGCGCGGGCAGGCGATGCCCGGCGGCAGGTTCCCGATCCGCAACCGAGCGGACCTGTTGAACGCGATCCGCGCTGTGGGTAGGGCAAGACCGCAACGGCCGGGCCAGACCCCGGAGCAGGCGCGGGCGCAGGTCCGCAGGCACATCATGCGCCGCGCCCGGGCGTTGGGCCTGGAGCGGCTCATCCCCGACACGTGGAGGTCGGACGGAACCCTGAGGGGGGAGTAATGGCAGACGCAACGTTTGCCGACCAGGCTGCCGCAACGGCGGCCGAGGACGCCGAGGCTGAGGCCATCCTGGCCGACGCCGTGTCACGTGACGACGACGACGATCCCGAGGGTGCCGACCAGCTCGGTGACCCCGGTAAGCGCGCGCTGCAGCGGATGAAGGAGGAGCTGAAGCGCGAGCGGGCTCGGCGCAAGGAAGCCGAACGCCGGGCCGCTGAGGCGGCCAAGAAGCCCGACAACACCACCGACGTGGAAGAGGTCCGCCGCCGGGCGCGCGAGGAAGCGCTGGCGGAGGCCGCCCGCGAGCGGGTGACCGACCGCATCGAAGCGCTCGCCGCCCGCCGGTTCGCTGACCCCGAGGACGCTGTGGCGATCCTGCTGCGGCGCCGCGAGGTCGACGACTTCCTCGACGGCACCCAGGTGGACGTCGACGCGATCAAGGCCGCACTGGAGGAGCTGGCGGAGGACAAGCCGCACCTGCTGGCCGCACCGCCGGTGTCCAACGGACGGTTCGACACCGGCCGGGGCAAGCGGCAGATGAAGGCCCAGCTCACCCAAGAGGATCTGCGCGGCATGACGCCGGAGCAGATCAACCAGGCGCGCCGCGAGGGCCGGTTGGACCGGCTGATGGGGCGCATGAAGTAAGGTCTCGGCCCACGCTCGTGGGTCGAGTGAGCCCACGAGAGGGAAGCAATGGCTATCACGAACTTCATCCCGGAGATCTGGAGCGCCGCGGTTCTCGAGGCGCTGCAGGAGCAGGCGGTCATCGCCCCGCTGGTCAACCGCGACTACGAGGGTGAGGTGCGCCGCGGCAACAAGGTCAACATCACCGGCGTGGTCGTGCCGACGGTCAAGGACTACGCCACCGGTGAGAACGGCAACCCGCGCACCACGTCCGCCGAGGCGCTGAACGAGGACGCCGACAGCCTGACCATCGACCAGGAGAAGGCGTTCGACTTCTACGTCGACGACATCGACCGCGTGCAGGCCGCCGGGTCGTTCGACGCGTGGACCACCGCCGCAGGTAGGGCGCTGGCCAACGACGCGGACGCGTTCATCGCCGCGCGCATGTTCCTGCAGGGCACCGCTCTGCAGACGTCGATCAGCGACATTTTCGACACCCAGAATGTGACGCCGGGCGACGCCGCGCACCGGGTGATCCGGGACGCGAACAAGGCGATGAACAAGGCCAACATCCCCGACGGGGAGCGGGTCGCGTTCATCAACGCCGAGTTCGAGGCGGCGCTTCTCGACGCCGAGTCGAAGATCACCAGCTTCGACACCAGCGGTGACACGATGGGTCTGCGCAACGCAACGATCGGCCGCTACCTCGGGTTCCGCATCGTGCGGTCCAACCTGCTGCCGGTGGTCAACGCCCCGGCGGCCGTGTTCGTGTGGCAGCCGTCCGTGGCGTACGTGAGCCAGATCAACGAGACCGAGGCGCTGCGCCACCACGAGAAGTTCGCCGACCGCATCCGCGGCCTGCACGTGTACGGCGCGAAGGTCATCGACGTGGACAACTACCCGCAGGGCGTGCAGGTGTACGCCGAGGCGGAGAGCTGACAAGGGAGCAACCGATGAGGCTTATGGGACCGTCCGGTGTCGTCATCGACGTGCCGGACCACAGGGCGCGTAGCCTGCTGCGCGACCACAGGGTGAAGGTGCTGGACCCGGCGACGCCGAGGCGCAAGCCGACCGCGCCGACCGAGCCGAAGCCTGACCCGGTCGTCGATGAGGCGCCGGACGGTCCCGAGCCGGCCGCCGAACCCGCGCACGTGTGCGACGAGTGCGGGATGGTCGCTCGGACGGCTGCCGGGCTGTCGGCGCACAAAAGAGCTCAGCATGGATAAGGTCTTCTCCGCTGAGGAACAGAACCGAAGGGTCTGGCCTCGTGTGGTGGAGGCGATGAACTCGACCGGTGCTGTGTGGTGGCTAGCGGACGGAACCGCGCTGGGCGCCTACCGGTCGGGTGACTTTATTCGTGGTGATGCGGACATCGACCTTGGCATGTGGGCGACCGATCGACGTGTTGCTATACGGGTCTTCAGGAGACTCGGCGGGTTCTCTATGCTGAACCGCTGCCACATTAGGGCTCATATCGACGGAGAGGTTCGGGTCGGACTCCACTTGCACGAGATACACGGAAGCACGGTGGTCTACCCGCTCGGGCGCAAGGCGCAGATCGGGTACTGCTTCCCGATGGAGCTGTTTCAGAAGCTTCATCCTGTCGAGCTGTGCGGCCGGCGTGTTCTTATGCCGTCGCCGCCAGAGCGGTACCTGGAGCTTCACTACGGCCCGGACTGGCGCGTCCCGAACCCTGGTTGGCGCTGGAAGGTGGACCCACCGTGTCTGATCAGGTACTCATCCCGCGGCTGATTCATGTCGTGTGGATCGGGCCGAAACCGTTCCCCTACGCCGACTACTTGGCTACCTGGGGTCGGCTCAATCCGGACTGGGAAGTCCGCCTTTGGACTGACCGCGACATTGATGAGTTTGGGCTGGAGAACCGAGACGTATACGACCGGATTCCGGTGTGGTCGATCAAGTCAGATATCATCCGGCTTGAGCTGCTTGCTCGGCTAGGCGGGTTGTACAGCGACGCGGACTCATGGTGCCTCCGACCGATTGACGATTTGGTCGCCGGGTATCAGGCGCTAGCGATGACCGGTAACCGTGGGAGGTTCGGGCCGGGCACCATGGCGTGTGTGCCCGGGCATCCTGCGTTTGTGAAGCTTGCCGGCGGTATCCGACAGCACTACAAGCGGCTACGAGCCCAGCGAAAGCCGGTGTCGATCCACAAGGTATTCGCGGCCGGCTACATCAACCGGGTGTTGCCGCATGACCCGACCGTCTACCAGGTCGATAAGGGCGCCCGGCGCGGCACCCAGCAGGTGCCTCGGAGGCTGATCTGCTCTCATGCCGAGATCGGGCCGGAGACATATATCGCGCACAACTTAGCCAACTCGTGGCGCGACCAGCTGGGAGGAAGGAACATCCTGCTGTGATCGTCCTGTGCGCCAACGACACCAGTTGGGACTATGAGCGGGACCGGCTGGTGCCCGGCGGGCAGGGCGACCGGTACCTGACACCGATACTCCGCCATCTGCCGAAAGACGCGCGGATCATGCGCCAGCCAGTGCCGGGCACGACATGCGCGTTGATGAACCATTGGGCTACCTACCGGCGCAACGCGCAACGCGACGTGAAAGTGTCCGTGATGATCTCGCACGGGATCGCGGACAAGAACTACCGGTCGGCGTGGCGTGCCGTCCATTACACGTACACCGTGTACCCGGGTCCGGCGCTGGCCGACCGGGCCATCGCAGACGGTTTGGACCCGCGCCGGGTGCGTCTCCTCGGCTACCCGAAGCTTGACCCGATCTTCGCCGGCGAGGTCGCCTCGCCGTGGCCGGAGCGGGACGGGCGGATTCGCGTCCTGTGGGCACCCACCCACGGTGGCGGGTCGGAACGGTTCGCTAACGGTAACCGGGATGCCCCCGGTGCCGGTGCCACATCTTGGTGGCACCGCGACTACCTGCTCGGCCTGCTCGACCCGGACCGGTTCCTGGTGATGGAAGCGCCGCACCCGCGGCATTCCCCCGGCCGGCAGGCCACCCTCGCCCAGTACGTCGGCGCGGACGTGGTCATCGCCGACGGTGGGTCAACGATCTACGAATCGTGGGCGCTCGGGCTGCCGGTGGTGTTCCCCCGCTGGCTGACCGCACACCGCAACCTGACCCGCGCTGGCGGCCGGCTGCTGGAGCATGACGTGTACGCTCGCCGGGTCGGTTGGCACGCTGACAGCCCCGACCAGTTGGCCGACATGGTGTCCCGGGCCGCAGCCGAGGGGATCAGCGACGCCGAGCGGCGGTTCGCCAACTGGGTGCTGCCGGAAGAGTTGCGCGGGCACGGCGGGAAGCTGCACGCCGAGTTCCTGATGGAGGTGGACAGTGGATCCGCTGGCGACCCTCGAGGATCTGGAAGCCCGCGGGATCGTGAGCGAGAACAGCGAGATGCTGTCCGCGCTGCTCGACGCCGCCTCCAGCTCGGTCCGTGACGCTGCCGGGTCGCCGATCTCCCGCGGCACGTGGACCATCACCTGGCCCGGCCAGCCCGGCCAGTGGACCACCGTCCCGATCCAGCCGGTTGTCTCGGTGCAGAACGTGAAGCTGGACGGGGTGGATGTGGCGGACTGTAAGCTGGTCGGCGGTCGGCTGTGGCGTCGGGCCGGTTGGGCGAACGGCTGCGAACCGGCGGAGATCACCGCCACGGTCACCGGCGGGCTGGACCCGGTACCGGCGGACATCGTCGACCTGGTGTGTTCCATGGTCGGGTCGGCGCTGGTGCGCGCCGAGGAAGGCTACCGGTCGCGGCAGGACGACCCGTCGGCGATCCGCATCGACGACTACAGCGAGCAGTACACGGTCACCGTCGGGGACCGGGTCGGCGGGCCGATGGAACTGCCGCCCGCCACACGTGACCGGTTGGCCGCCCGTTTCGGCGGTGGTGCTGTCGTGGTGAGGGCCGGCCGATGACCCGCGCTGTGGCGCTCACACTGCGCGGCCGCCGCCGCGCGGAGGCGCTGATGGTCGACCAGTGCACCATCACCCGCACCGTCGGCGAGGCGGGCGAGGTGGACCCGAACACAGGGCTGCGCGTCCCACCCGCCACCGAGGTGGTGTACAGCGGCAAGTGCAAGGTGCAAACCTACGAGCCGCACGAGTCCAAGCCTGAAAGCGGCGAGCACGTGTGGACCGTGCAGCGCTACTCGGTGCACATTCCCGTGGGCGCCGGCCCGGCCGCTGTGGACGACCGGATCCAGATCACCGACTCGGTGATCGCACCCCACCTGGTGGGCCGCACCTACCGGGTCGCGGGCATACACCACAAGTCGCTCACCACCGCGCAGCGGTTGCTCGTCGACGAGGTGACCGGCTGATGGTGTTCCAAGTCGACACCAGCGACGTGGACGCGCTGACCAACGACCTGTCCGCCGCGCCGGACCGGCTGGGCGAGCGGGTGGAGCGCATCGTCGAACGGGGCGCGTTCAACGTCCGCCGCGACGCGCGGCGGCTCATCCGCGGGCAGATCACCGGCACCTACCTGCCGCACTACCCGCGGTCAATCACCTACGACATCGAACGGGCCGGGGACGCGGTGGAGGCGGAGATCGGCCCCGAGTCGGACATGCTGCAAGGTGGTATGGGGCCCGGTGTCGAGTTCGGGTCGGCGAACGCGCCACCGTTCCCGCACCTGATCCCCGCCTACGAGGCGGAGTTGCCGCGGTTCCACCAGTTCTTGGCGCAGGCGTCCGGGGAGGTGCTGGGTGGCTGACCCGATCCCCACCGAAGTCGCGCCGATCATCCATTCGATGGTCGAAGCCGCGCTACCGGACGACGTCGCCGTCTACGCCGGCCAAGTGCCCCAACCGCCACCGCTGCGGTATGTGGTCATTTTCGCCGACCCCGGCCATCTCGCGTCGGAGACGGTCGACCGGCGCTCTAGCGGTGTGACGTGGACGTGGCAGACCACGTGCGTCGCGCCGGACCGGGACATGGCCGCATGGCTGGCGATGCGGGTGCGGGACACGCTCGTCGACAAGCGACCCGTGGTGGTCGGCTGGTCGTGCGGAATGATCGAACACACACTCACCCGCCAACCACGCCGCGACGAGCAGGTGCTCGAGCGGCCGTCGGTGTTCACCGTCGACCAGTACCGGCTGGTCGCGGAGAGGGTCGCCGGCCCCACCTTGCCGGATCAGAGCTGACACCTGGGACAACCGTCACACGCCCGGAGACCGGGCAAGATCGAGGAGGAAACATGCCACGTCTCGTCGACCAGGGCGTGACCAAGCTGCTGCTGGTGCCGGGTGAGGACGGCATCGCGGACGTGAACGCCCCGAAGTTGTCGGAGCTTCTTCTCGGCCGTGACCTGACCTGCCAGATGGTCACCACATACGAGGTGCGCGCCGACAACAGCGACACCACCAACGAGCGCGCCGTGTGCGAGGTTGCCAACGTGGTAACGCCGACGGTGCAGAACTACATGGGCCGCTACGACCTGTTCCGCGAGTGGGACCCTGACACGGAGGAGTGGAGCGCCGAAGACGTGCTCGCCTACCTGCAGTACGGGTCGGTGCACTACTTCGTCCGCCGGCTCGGCCTGCCCGCCGACGCCCCGTACGAGGAAGGCCAGCAGGTCGAGGTGTACAAGTTCATGGCCGACACGCCGCAGATTCAGGGTGGCACCGGCGAGGGCTACCTGAAGGCGGTCGTCCCGCTGTTGCAGCAGGGCGCGTTCAGTGTCAAGGCCACCGTCTCCGACGACTCCTGATGAGCACCCGCGACTGCCCGTATCCCAGGTGGCGGGCAGTCGCGGGTCTATCTGCACACCTGGGGCACCTGGGGGACGCAAGATGAGCGAGAACGACGTGGCGGCCGAGTTCGACCTTGACGCGTGGATCGACGGCACGTGCGGTATCACCGGCATGGCCCGCCTGATCCAACGCGGCGACCTGCTCGCCAAGGTGGACCGGTTGGAGGCTGAGTTGGCTGCGGCGAAGCGTGCAGGCATCGCCGAGCGTGGTCTGGCCGACCGGTCCGTGGAGACGATCAAAGCGGAGATCGACCAGGTCTACGAGCAGATCTGGGACTCGATGCTGTGGGTCAAGGTGCAGGACCGCACCGAGGCACGCCGCGAAAAGATCCGCGACCAGCTGAGGAAGAAGGGCGTCGACGACGCCGACACCATCGGGCTGCACATCGTCGCCGACTCGATCGTCGCAGTCGAAACCGCCGACGGCCGGCAGGTCCCCCTGCCGGAGGGTGGGTTCCCGCCGGAGAAGCTCCGGCAGATTCGCGACAAGGCCGGCGACGCGGCGCTCATCGAACTGAACCGGGTGTTCATGGAGGTGACGGCCGAGGCCCCGGCTGTTCAGGCCCCTTTGTCGCGCGCCTCCTCTGCGACCCCCGCTGGCAGCACGTCGCCACGGCGGTCCGCGCGGCGCGCCAGTGGGGCGTCCCGCCACGGCTGATCCTGCGTGGTGAGCACGGGTGGACGTTCACCGACCGGGTGCTCGCGGTCGCGTCGGTGCTGGCCGACGACATGCGCTGCCCCGGCTGCGGCCAGGTGAAGGCGGAGTCGTACAACCCGGACTCGGCCGGCTGGTACGAGCTGCGCGAGGCTGAGTGTCAGGGTTGCGCGGAACTCGCCCGGGCCGCAGACGCGGACAAGAGGTCCCGCCCGGACGTGCACCGCTGGGTGGTGGACGTCCGGCCGCCGGAGGTCGAGTTGAGGCCGTGGGAGCCGACGCGCCGTTAACGACGCAGCAGCTCCTGCAAGGCTGACACCACGACCGCCGCCACAGCCGACAGCACACCCAGCGTGTACGCCGGTGTGGCGAGGATCGCCGGCCACGGGTTCACCTGAGCCGACCGGCCGATGCGGATCTGGTCGGCGGCGGTCTGCGCGTCGCTGACGGTCAACCCGGACAGGATCAGCCCGAACGCGACCCCGATACCAGCCAGCCACCACAGGACTGCGATGTGAGTGGTGGCAGGCCCAGGTGCGGCCTTCTGCCGTGTCGCAGCGTACTGCGCGCTTTCCTGCACCATCACTTACTCCTCTCGTCGCCACCAGTGTGCGACACCCGCGCCATACCCCGCTAGGGAGGTGACGAATGGCCGACCGCAGTGTGTCCGTCCGGCTGAGGGCCGAGGTGGACCAGTACCGCCGGGACATGGCGGCCGCGGCCCAGTCAACCCAGGGTGTGGCTCAGGCCGCGGAGCAGGTCGGCCAGCAGCGGGGTGCATGGCAGCGGCTGGGCGAGGTGGGCCGCGGTGTCGGCCAGACGCTGACTGCAGTGGCGACCGTCGCCGCCGCCGGTATGGCTGCGTGGACTGTGAGCACCATCGCCACAGGTGCGGCATACAACACGCTAGAACAGTCGTCCCGTGCCGCGTTGAACACGCTGCTCGGGTCGGTGGAAGCCGCCAACGAACAGATGGACAGGCTGCGCGAGTTCGCGCGCACGTCGCCGTTCCCGCGCCAAGTGTGGATTGAGGCGCAGCAGACCCTGCTCGCGTTCGGCACATCCGCCGAGCGGATCGTGCCGACCTTGTCGGCGATCCAGGACGCTGTTGCCGCCGCCGGCGGGAGCGCGGTAGACATTCGCGAGCTCGTCCGCGTTCTCGCCCAGGTGCAGTCCACGGGCAAGGTCACCGCAGAAACCCTCAACCAGCTGGGCACGCGTGGTGTGGACGCGGCGGCGCTCATCGGCCAGGCGATGGGCAAGACCGCCGGCGAGATCCGCGAGGACATCAGCTCGGGCGCGCTTGACGCGAGCACGTTC